CACCGAGTTTCAGCCGATTCCGGTACGGTACCGGGTATTCGACAGCGTTTTCACTATTCGTCTCCCCAATATTGCGGAGATGAACAAGTGAATCTTGTACATGCCACCAGGCATGCGTGGAGAGCCGCATAGCGGTGCTCCTTAACAAGTAACATCTGGACTCCCAGCGAAAGAGATCACGGTTATACCGTAATCGCTCATAGCTGAAGAGTTTGCAGAAGTTATAATCAACATACTCGTATATGCCTTGGCAATCACGATTATTGGATAGGGGGAGTTCAGAACCCCTCCTGCCAGTTACTCGTGGAAGCATTCGGCGAACACAGGTATATAGATACGCTGACAAAAACTCATATCCTTGAATCCGCAACCTCTTAGCGAGGTCACAGATAGATATGAGTTCTGAAACAGTGACAGCATCCCGAACCTTACAACGAAGCGGTGTAATATCGACGCCAAGAATGGCTTCGACACCACAGGACTCTCGGAAGAGTCCCACATTAAAACATTTATCAATGTTCGGCACAAGGCCGGCACGGACAAGCGAATTAATGGCAACTTCGTAGTATTTAGTAGGAACGATGATGTCATCACCGAAGACATAGATATCATCACAGTATATACCATGACGACACCGTATGCCAGCACGAACTATAGCCCAGAAGACAAGACTTTCCACAGGGAAAGTCGAGGCATTACCCATAGGGAACGCCTTCTTCAAGTCTATACGACCACGTGTTAACATCTCTACTTCCGTAGCACGACAGCAATCAAGGAATTTCGAAGCATGACCAAAAAGGTATGCAACGAGCTTCCAAGATACGCGATCGCTAGCTTCCTTCAAATCAATGGTCGCAAAGCGACCATCTAATGAGGAGGATAATGCAAGAGAGCCATTCACAGACTGATCGGTAAAATTAATTTTACCAGATGTCAGCGGATGTTGCTCTATAGCAGCTTCGAGTAGACGTCTATGACCTTGTTGAATCCAAACAGATTCTTTCGGATGCACGCATATTAAGCGCGGTCCACGAGAATCTTTAGGAACACAAACAAGTTTCGCAGTAATGCGAGACTTCTCGATAATATTATCTTGGTTATTAACAATTGCGTCGTCCCAATAATTAG